CAAATGAAAGGGGTGAAAACATCTGGCGTTAAAATTCGCGGGGCTGGTGCAGCTAAAAAAGGCTTCACCGCTAGAGGTCCACAGGGCTAAGGGGCTTCCTTTGAACTACACAGAATTAAGTGCGGCGCTTGTCGCATACACAGAAAATACAGGGCAAGACTTTGCTGATAACATCCCTACGTTTGTCCAGCAAGCGGAAATGCGTATCTATAATATAGTACAGCTTCCTGCGCTACGAAAAAATATGATGGGTGTTGTCACAGCAGATAATAAGTATTTATCAGCTCCTAATGACTTTCTTTCTGTGTTTAGCTTAGCCGTGATTGATGGTACTGGCGAATATCAGTATATGCTTGATAAAGACGTTAACTTTATTCGCGCCGCATACCCAACACCTACGGCAACAGGGGTGCCTAAATACTATGCTATTTTTGGACCTCAATCTAATCAGGCAACGGAGCTATCGTTTATTTTAGGTCCTACCCCAGACGATGATTATGACGTTGAGCTACATTACTTTTACTATCCAGAGTCTATTGTCACAGCCGGAACTACTTGGCTTGGCGATAATTTTGATCCTGTACTACTTTATGGCTCGCTAGTTGAAGCTTATACCTACATGAAAGGCGAGGCGGATTTACTTGCGTTATACGGACAAAAATATATGGAAGCACTAGCAATTCTTAAAGGGCTTGGAGATGGCAAACAACGCCAAGACGCATACCGATCTGGTCAAGCCAGAATAGCGGTGAAATAGTTATGATTACTCAATGTTTATGCAATAGCTTTCGTGAAGAACTATTTCAAGGTGTCCATAACTTTTCTGCTATTGGCGGTGATGTTTTTAAAATAGCTCTATACACTGACACTGCACAGATAGGGGCTACAACAACTGCATATACCACGACAGGGCAAGTTGTAGCTACTGGATATACCGCTGGCGGCAAAACGCTACTTGGGCAATCCATAACGGTAGCACAACCTCAAACAGGACCTCAGACATATATTACGTTTGATAACGCCGAGTGGACGGGTACAGATATAGTAGCTAGAGGTGCTTTGGTTTATAATAGTTCGCAATCAAATAAAGCGGTTTTGGTTCTTAATTTTGGGCTTGATGTGTCTGCAACTGACGGGGTTTTTACAATTACTATGCCCGTAGCAGCCCCAAATACAGCTTTAATATGTTTTTCATAAATAGGTATTAATATGCACACAGAAAAAATAAACCCTGTAGATGTTAGTGGCGCTGAGATTGCTCGCGCTGGTGATATGCAGGAACAAATCAAAGTTAAAGGTCACTACGATGTTGTCTGTGTAGGTTCAGATGGCGCTACTAAATGGGTAGACGCAATTGAAAACTTAGTGGTAACTGTAGGTAAAAATGACTTATTAACGCAGTATTTTAAAGGTACATCTTGGACTGCTGCTTGGTATATGGGTCTTGTTGATGGTGCATCAGCACCTACTTATGCGGCGGCAGATACGTTAGCTTCTCACGCTGGTTGGACTGAAAGTACAGCTTATTCTGGTACTAATCGTATTACTGTTGGGTGGGGAACAGCATCTGCTGGGTCACTTTCATCTACTTCAACAACATTCAGTATTAATGGCACAGCCACTATTGCCGGCGCTTTAATGTGTCAGACGCAAACACGCGCTACCACAACAGGTGTGCTATATTCAGCAGGTAGTTTTACTGGTGGTAACCGTAGTGTTGTTTCTGGTGACTCGTTGCTTGTCACATTCACCGCATCAGTTTAGGAGATTATCATGGCTGCAAGTTTTAAAGTAGGTCAAGAAGTTAAAGTAGTAAGTCCTGTGCCACAAGGTGTTGTTAGCACACTTAGTGTTAACCAAGAAGGCGACATTCAGTATTTAGTAGCTTGGACTGACGTAAACGATGCATCACAAGAACGCTGGTTCTCAGAAGACGATTTAGTCGAGGTATAGTATGGCTTTAGTAATAGCTGATAGAGTTAGAGAGACAACCACCACAACTGGTACAGGAGCTGTTACATTAGCAGGTGCGGTTACGGGCTGCCAAGCTTTCTCATCAGCTATTGGTAACGGTAATACAACATACTATACAATTGCCGACCAAGGTGGACCTAACTGGGAAGTAGGGCTTGGTACTTATACATCAGCGGGAAATACTCTAGCGCGAACAACGGTGTATTCATCTAGTAACTCAGGTAGTTTAGTTTCGTTCACTGCTGGGGCTAAAGATGTGTTTGTGACGCTTCCATCACAAGTGACGGTACCGATTGCAAGTCCTACATTTACAGGGACAACCACCATTGCAACAGTTAGTGCAATGACACTAGGCGGTGATTTAACGGGCGGTGATTATTTACTGACTCGGACAATGTATAAAGATACTGGTTGGGTTTACTACAACAGTAGTACCACAGCGGCGTTAAATTACACTAACGGTTCACAGCAACGCTGGGCACCAACGGCTTCAAGCAGTCCTACACTTTCAATTACAAACTGGCCGCCATCGGGTAACTTAGGCGAGCTTTTAATTGAAGGGGTTAACTTAGGCGCAGCGGGTACAATCACATGGCCGACTATTAACTGGATTACGTCTACGGGTGCAACGACAACGACATTTTCTTCTAACGGTGTAACTTTGCAAACATCGGGTACAGACTGGTGCTTACTTTGGACTCGCGATGCGGGCACAACCATTTATGGGAAGTTTGTGCGATGACTATGTTATCTAGATTTTCTACGTTGGGTGGAGCACCTACTGACCCTTACTGGACTAGCGTGTCTTATTTACTTGTAGGGAATGGCGCAAATGGTACAACAACTAATATTGTTGATTCATCTAGTAATAATGTATCGAACACTATTACTGGAAGTGTGGTAATTAGCACTGCGCAAAGTAAATTTGGCACAGGGTCATCGGTGTATTTTCCGGGGTCTAGTAGTTGTTTGGCATTGACATCGGCGGGGGCGTTATGCGCGTTTGGGTCAGGAGCTTTTACTATTGAAGGGTGGCTATACTTACCTAATACGTCTATTATGCAATTTATTTACGACTCAAGACCGACTGGTACCCAAGGACTATACCCTACAATATATATTTTAGGTGGGGTAATGTATTTATTTGCTAATTCATTAAATTTAATAACAAGCAGTTCTATACCAGCTAATCAATGGTTTTATTTTGCGGTAAGTAAATCAAGTGGGTCTACTAGATTATATATAGCTGGTACTCAAAGCGGGTCAACATATACTGATTCAAATACATATTTAAATGGGTCAGATAAACCGTTTATAGGCTCTAGCGCATATTACATTGCGGGAGTTGATAGCCCTTTAAACGGATATTTGTATGATTTAAGAATAACAAAAGGCGTTGGTAGATACACTGGTTCAACAATGTCAGTCCCGACAGCACCCTTACCAATAGGATAAAAACATGAAAATAGCCATAATTGAAAATAACCAAATCCTATCTCATGGTGAGCATACAGAGGTGTTCCCTAACGTATCGTTTCCACCTGAAGGTCTTGACTTAATGTGGGCGCAAGAGCGCAATGCGTATCAGATACAGTCTGATAAACCACACACATCAACAGAAAAACTCACTTCGGTTGAGCCGTATATTGAAGGCGGTGTAGTGTTTGACGTGATTGTTGAAGCTAAAACACAAGATGAGCTAGATGCTGAGAAAACACAAAAAGCCAATGAAGTGCGCTATAAACGCAATATGCTACTCACACAGTCAGATTGGACACAATTAGCTGATGCACCTGTTGATAATTTAGCGTGGGCGGTGTATAGACAATCACTGCGTGACATTACCTTGCAAGCAGGGTTTCCTTTCACTGTAGACTTTCCAGTAGCACCATAAGCTTATGTTTGGGTTATTAGCTTTTGCAGAGTACCCATTTGCACAGCTACCCAATAGCGGTCCTATTACTATTATTGTTGGTGTTTCTGAAACACTGACAGCTACTGATTTATATCTTGGCACCGATAACCACGCTTATTTAACAGAGTCACTCACTACGTCAGATAGTTATTCTGGTGGCATTAATTATTCTGTTTCAGTATCTGAATCAGTTACCGCATCTGATGTATATCAGACTCCATTTGATGAAGTAGCTACGTTATTTGGCTTCACTGCTTTTGCACAGGCACCAATTGCTGGGCTTACTATTGTCCCAAGCACCTTTAAAGTAGTTGACCTTCTTGAATCGATTACTGCAACTGATAGCTTTGATGTACTAATTGAATATGGTGCTATCGTTTCTGAATCAGTAACAGCTTCTGATTCGTATGCAGGCTCTACGCCTATTAACCGAGTAGATGTAGCTGAGACGGTTACTGCATATTCTACTGTTGACGGTATATCGGGTAATATTGGAAGTATTGAAGAAACAATAACAACAGATGATGTCTTTGCCTCTATAGGTACATCACGCGCAGACCAACCAGAAGACTTAACAGCAACCGATAGTAGTGTAGGTGCATTAGCGCAATCAGCCCCAGTGGTAGAATCAGCAACACCTACAGATGAATTTACTAATACATTTAATCGAACTGGGTTAATTACAGAATCTGCGCCTGTTACAGTCGTAGTTAGCTCAATTAGCGGTACTCAGCTAACGCTTACAGAAAGCGTGACAGCAACAGATACGTTTGATAATGGTACGCCCTTTGATGTAAATGTTGTTGAATATGGTACGCTTGATGATGTGTATGCGTTCTCGTCTAATACATATTTAGATATTACTGAAACAGCAACAGCTTCTGACGTTTATACAATAGGCACAGTACCTATTATGGGTTATGTAGTTGAGTCTCTAACTTCAACCGATGCATACAGTGCAGCGGGCAGTACCTATAATGTGACGTTCTCTGAGAGTGTTACGTCTACTGATTTATATGCCGCATCAGGTTCAACATATTATGTGGCGGTGTCAGACACCGTAATTGCAACAGATGGGTATCTGGTAAATCTATCTTATATTGCCGCATACCAAGAAGCGTTAACAGCAAATGCAGATGTTACTGGAGATGTCACAAAACCTGTAGATATTACAGAGACCGTTACTTTATCGGATAGCTATGCGGTAGCAGCTTATTTATATGCTTACTTAGATGCATCACTAGTAGGTATCGATGGGTATAGTGCAGCGGGTAGTACGTATAATGTATCTTTATTAGCGCAAGGTGTTGCAGAGGACACTTATTTCCCAAATGGTACATCTAATGTATTTATTACTGAGACGCTCATAGCAACTGAAGGTACCTTTGTAGGCCGCCTGCTTTGGGAACAAATTGATGATACACAGACTGCAAATTGGGGTAATATATCTACCATACAAACTGCTAACTGGGGCACTATAGATACAGCCCAAACCCCTAACTGGGGTTCAATTAACACAACAGGTTAAAAACATGACAACATCATACACAACATTATTAGGGCTTGCTCAACCGCAAACAGGTGACTTAAGCGGTACTTGGGGAGCGGTGGTTAACGCAAGTGTAACTCAACTTGTTGAGGACTCTGTTGCGGGGGTTGCTACACAATCTGTTGCTTCTGGTGATTGGACCCTTTCAACAACTGGGGCTGGTGCGACAAATGAAGCACGAAAAGCCATTCTTATCCCAACAGGCTCACCCGGTGTATCGCGCAATATTATTGCACCTAGCTCAAGTAAAGCATACCTTGTTATTAACCAATCAAATGCGGCTGTAGTGCTTAAAGGTGCAGCAACAACAGGGGTAACGATCGCTACTGGGGCTAGTGCTGTTGTTGCTTGGAATGGTTCTGATTTTGTTAACGTAACACCATCCTCTAACGGGACAGTAACGACAGTATCAGTTGCTAGTGCTAACGGATTTACAGGCTCAGTATCAAACCCCACATCAACACCTGCTATAACGCTGGCGACCAGTATTTCTGGTGTTCTTAAAGGGAATGGAACGGCTATTTCAGCGGCGACTTCTGGTACAGATTACAGCGCAGGGACTTCTGCATTAGCTACGGGTATTTTAAAAAGCACAACATCAACAGGCGCGTTGACTATTGCAGTAGCTGGTGACTTTCCAACACTTAATCAAAGTACGACAGGTAATGCGTTAACAGCGACAACAGCTACCAACTTAGCAGGTGGCGGAGCAGGGCAACTACCCTATCAAACAGCTTCAGGTACAACAGCAATGCTTGCTGCTGGTACAGCTACTTACGTGTTAACATCTAACGGTACTTCAGCACCTAGTTGGCAGCCACCATCCACTTCTGGCGGTACAGTAACTTCAGTTGCTGCATTAACATTAGGCACTACGGGTACAGACGTTTCATCATCAGTTGCAAATAGTACAACAACCCCTGTAATTACGTTAAATATCCCAACAGCAAGTGCATCAAATAGAGGTGCATTATCTTCTAGTGATTGGTCTACGTTTAACGGTAAATACTCAACAGGCGGTGCGTTAGGTACACCTTCTAGCGGTACGCTGTCATCTTGTACCGTTGATGGGACAAACGGCGTTGGGTATAAGAACATTCCGCAAACAGGCTCAGATAAAACAACTGCATATACTCTAGTTACTGGGGATGTTGGTAAATACGTTGGTGTTGGAACAAGTGGCTCTATTGTCGTACCGACTTCTACCTTTGCAAATGGCGATGCAATTTCTGTTTATAACAACACAACGGGTAATATTACTATTACGACCAGTGCGCCTACAGCCTATATTGCAGGAACAAATACGGTAAAAACGTCTATTACTTTAGCTACTCGCGGTATTGCTACGATTCTATTTGTTAGTGCAACAGTTTGCGTTGTGTCGGGTAATGTGTCATGACGGGTATTATGCAAGCATTACTTGGCGGAACTTATGGGCCCGCAGGCCCGACAACTATAGGTCAAGCCTATGGTGGTGGTTTTTATGCAGGTAAAATTTCAACTGCTGGTACAGGTGTAGCGGATTACTATTTAATCGTTGCGCCTAAAGCATCTGGTGAAGCTGTTAATGTAGTTTGGGGGCCGAGTGGCGTAACAACAGGGACTACGTCAGTTATCAGCGGCCCAACAAATTCAGCATCGCTGGCTGCACTTGGGACATCATACGCAGCGGCAACGTTTTGTGAAGGGTTATCAATAGGTGGATACACAGATTGGTATCTACCTGCTAAAAACGAGCTTGAAGTGATGTACTACTTTTTAAAACCTACGACTAATGGGAATGTTACGTATAGCGGCTCAAATGCCAATGCGGTATCTCCAGAGCCTGTAAGTACAAATTATACTAATGGTTCTCCTGCGCAAACAGTCGCCGGTATTGGTTTTAGAGCTGGTGAAACGAATGCGTTTGCCTCTGGCTACTATTGGTCTTCTACTGAGCACAGCTCTGACTACGCAATTCAGCAAGGCTTCGTTTTTGGAGATCAGGACATCTACATTAAAAACATTAGTGTTTATGTCAGAGCTGTACGAAGAGTACCTGTATAGATAATACTTACCCACTATATGCAACTTCAACTTAAGCGAGATTAAAATGAATAAATTACTTAAAATATGGAACTATTTAAACGCAAGATTAAAAGAACCTTCAACTCACGCGAGTGTGGCGGCATTGGCAACGATGGCGGGTATGAATATTGAAGCAGGTCCTATCCATGACGGGTTAACTGCGGCAGGTGTTGTTTTTGGTATGATTGGGTTATTTGTATCTGAAGGTAAATAATATGAGCAAATACTTCAAACCGGAAGAATTTGAGTGTCACTGCGGGTGTGGAGAGAAAGACGTTAATCCTAAGCTCGTAGAGCTACTTAACCGCATCCGTGAGTCGTTTGGTAAACCTATTACCATTATGAGCGGTAGAAGATGTGAAGCACACAACACGAAAGTGGGTGGTGCAAAGCATAGCCAACACGTTTTAGGTAACGCAGCCGACATTAAAGTAAAAGACGTACCGCCAAAAGAAGTGCAAGAATACCTCATGAAGCATTTTGATGACGAATGCAAAGGTCTTGGACGCTACAAATCTTTTACCCATATTGATGTACGTGATGGTAAAATCGCACGCTGGAACGGATAATAAACAGGACTAAGCTATGCCACTTAAATCAATAACCTTTCGCCCTGGGGTATCCCGTGAAGGGACTAACTATGCTAACGAAGGTGGATGGTATGCATGTGATAAAGTTAGATTTCGCTCTGGGTTTCCTGAAAACATTGGTGGGTGGCAAAAGTTTAGCCTTAATAGTTATACAGATGTATGCAGAACACTAAGAAATTGGTCTTCTATTGCAGGTAATAGCTACACAGGCGTAGGCACAAACATCCGTTTCTTTATAGAATTTAGCGGAACCCTATACAACATCACACCCTACCGCCTTGTAGTTTCACCCCTTACACCAGCTAACCCGCTTAACTTTGTATCAGGGCAGAAGACGGTAACGATAACTTACGCGGGACATGGTGCGTCTACCAATGATTATATTTTAATCTCTGGTGCGGTGATGGTAACTAGCGGAGTACCTGCGGCTGAAATTAATACTACCCACCAAATCACAGTCTTAGACGCGAGTACGTTCACGTTTCAAGTAACTACCTCTGCTACAGCTACTACTACCGACGGCGGGGCAGTAATCGCGCTAAGTTTTGAAGCCTCTGCTGGTCTGCCTATTAACGTAACAGGGCTTGGTTGGGGTGCGGGTACGTGGAGTCGAGGTACTTGGGGTAGCAGTGCTACTTCAGGCGGTGTGGTTCAACCTTTAGGGTACTGGACGCAGGACAATTACGGTCAAGATTTAGTTATTGCCCC